AAAGAGTCAATCGGTGCAGCACTGATCCCAATAGTTGAAGCATTGATGCCGCACTTGATTGCCTTTGGCGCATGGGCACAAGAGAACACCAAAGTCTTCTTAATTGTGGCAGGCGCAATCGGTGGAATCGCACTAACTATCTTGGCTCTTAACGCTGCTATGAAAGTTTACGCAGCCGCACAATTAATCGTGAACGGCGTAGTCGCAATTTTTAACGCGCTACTACTGGCGAACCCGATCACGCTTGTCTTGTTGGCGATCGTTGCATTCATCGCCATTCTTGCCGCGCTCTACTTCAAGTTTGAGGTAGTCCGAAAGATCGTGGACACCGTATTTGATGCCATGCTTATCGGCGGCAAAGCAGTCTTTAACGGACTCACTACCTATTTCACAGGGCTTTACAATGTCTTCAAAACACTTTTCAACGGCATCGCCACACTTTGGAACAACACGGTAGGCAAGCTCTCTTTCAAGATCCCTTCGTGGGTACCCGGTCTAGGCGGCTTCGGCTTCTCCGTTCCAAATATTCCTTACCTTGCAGAAGGCGGAATCGTGACAGGGCCAACGCTTGCGATGATCGGCGAACGCGGGCCAGAAGCGGTCATCCCACTATCTGGACGCAATTCTGGGATGGGCGGAAACTACACCATTAACATTACAGGCGGACTTTCATCAAGTGCCGACATCGGCAAAGCAGTCGTAAACGCGATCCGCCAGTTCAATCTCACTAACGGCCCTGCGAACATTCAGGTCGCTTAATGGCGGTCACAGTCCCGAACGCGGGAGACATCCTTGTCGAGTTAGACACAGGCGCGATCGTGGACGGCTTTGAACTGGACGACGCTGTGCGGGGAGTATTAGATAATCCTGACTTCGTGCTCGACGGTACGACAGAGTTCGCAGACATTACGACCTATGTGCAAAGTCTTTCAATAAGGCGCGGTAGGGCACGAACCACCGATCAAGCGAACCAGTCAGGAACGCTCACTTTCACAATGCTGGAAGACGCCGCTCAAGAATTGAACCCGCTAAACGATCTGTCCGTCTACTATAACCAAGCCGCAGGAATGCCCGGACTCGCACCATTACGACAAGTCAGAGTGTCCCGTGATGGCGAATACCTCATTCAAACCTATGTCACTAACTACGATTACTCCTACAATCTCGGAGCCCTGGACACCGTAAGCGTCGCGGCTGCGGATGCGACATATCTTCTAGCGCGCACAGCTCTTGCCGAACAAACCCCATCACTACAGACTTCTAGTGCTCGAGTGTCTGCGGTGCTTGCATTCCCAGAAGTCAATTACACAGGCGCAACAGACATCGCCGCCGATCCAGTCGCCACGCTTGGCGCATACCAAATAAACAATGCGACTCCAGTGATGGATTACCTTGCACAAATATCCAATGCGGAACAGGGACGAATCTTCATCTCGCGCGAAGGCGTCTTGACCTTTCAAAAAAGGATCTCGGCAGCATTCTCTTCGCCTTCTATTCAATTTGGCGACGCAGTAAACACTCCTTATAACGCTCTTACTATTGAATTTGATGCTTCGGATGTAGTGAACCGGGCATCTATCACGATTCAAGGCGGGACTACACAAGTCGCCACTGATGCCGCATCCCAAGCCGCGTATTTTATTCAGTCAGTAGAGCAAAGCGGAAGCCTTTTATCAAGTGACGCTCAAGCTTTGACACTGGCCGATTATTTACTTGTCGCAGAGCCTTCGCCCAGATACACCTCCATAGGAACTTGGTTCGGATCGTTATCGGAGCCCCAGCGCGACGCCCTTGCCACCGCCGAGATCGGCGACCTTATAGAGATCACTAAGACAGAGCCATTCGGCGCAGTCACGCAAGAGCTTTACATAGAAGGAATCGAGCACACAATTACCTTTGATTATGGGATGACTAGCAAGTTCTTTACCTCACCGACCACGCTTGTTTACGACTATATTTTGGACGATGCAGTCTTCGGAATTTTAGATATCACCGACCCACAACCAGCATTAAGTTAGGATCAGAATTATGGCTATCCAAGATTTTACCGTTGGGCAGATTTTAACTGCATCCGAAATGGACGCTTTGCAAGCGAACGACTATAACCAAACCGTCTCAACAAAGACCGCTAACTATGTCCTAGTTGCAGCGGACAAGGGAACTCGAGTCGCCATGAATGCGGCAGGATCAACTTCAATTACCGTGAACACTTCGCTCTTCTCCGCTGGAGACACAGTCTGGATTCAAAACATTGGCGCGGGAACCTGCACAATTACCGCCGGAACTGCAACAGTCGGAACAGCATCTTCTTTAGCATTGGCACAATATGGAGGTGGCACGCTTTATTTCACAAGTGCTAGTGCTGCTATTTTTTTTAGCCAACAGAATGCTTCATACGGAACAGCTACAGGTCTCACAGGTGCACTCGCATCACCGCCAGCAGGATATTCAGGATTGTACGCCACTGCCGATGGCACACTCACAGTAACCAAGGCAGGCTTATTTGATGTCTTGTGTTTTGCGGGGGCTGGCGGGGGAAACAACGGTGCGTCTGGTTATCCTGCCGGTGGTGGTGGTGGTGGTGCTGGCGGCAAAGTTTTAGCGACCGTCTATCTTGCTGCTACGACTTACGCTGTAACAATTGGTGCGGGCGGTGCAGGCGGTTTAGCAAACAACGAACACGGATTCCAAGGTTTTGCAACTGGTATCACTAATGTGCTTGCCGCCGTTGGCGGCGGCGGCGGGCTAGGCAATGAGGGATTGAGATTACAAGGTTCTATCGGTCGAGGTGGTTGCGGTGGCGGTGCTGGCAACGGTTCATCGGCTGCAGGTGTCGCAGTGTTATCGCAAGGGTTTGCAGGCGCATATTTTACTGGTAGCGGCTCAATCGCAGGAGCTGGAGGTGGCGGTGTTGCCGCTGTAGGACTAACCAATTCTGGTGCAACGGCCGGCGCAGGTGGCACAGGATTTGATGTTTCAAGTTTTATCGGCGGCTCGACACTTACTAAAGGCACTGGCGGAAATGGTGGATCGGGAGCTGGGGCTGGGGCTGCGGGTGCAGCGAACAGCGCAAACGGCGGTGTCGGCGGCGGTCTAGGTGATTTAGATGGCGGTGTCGGCGGCAGCGGAATCTTTTATATAAGGTTTAAAGTATGAGCGAGCCAACTTATTACGCACAAATAGACGCACAAAATGTCGTTATTGATGTGCGCGTTGTAACTTCCGAATACATGGCAGAGAATCCTGATTTGTACCCGGGCACATGGATAGAAACTTTCATCGGTGTTGAAGGCAAAACTTATGCAGGTCTTGGATACTTATGGAACGGCATAGACTTTGAACAAGCTCCAGTAATTGATCCGCGATGACAGTAAATAACCTTCCAAAGTTTGTCATCCTGCTAGTCGGACTTCTCTGTCTTACCGCGCTAATGATTGCCGACAAGATTGATATGGCATCAGGCGTCCCAATGCTCACAATGATTCTCGGTTACGCAATCGGCAACGGAGTAAACGCTAAACAAGGCAACGAATCATCCAATGTCTTTGGCAAAAAGCAAAAGTGATTCCAGCGAACCCTAAGATCCCGAACTCCAGACCGTACACAGGAAACTCCGACGGAGCCGCAGCTGCACCTCGGCAAGGCATGGACGAATGGATCCGACAAGCAATCCGCTACAGCGACGGAGCCTTCTACAACTTTGGAAGCTGGGGAATCCGAAACATGCGCGGCTCCGATAATTTGTCCGTCCACGCCTGCGGAAGAGCAGTCGATCTTTCGTTCTTGGCAACAGAAAAACATCCAGCGGCAAATAGAAAAGGCATGGTCAGATTCCTTAACATAGTTACCGCTAACGCAAATGCGCTCGGCCTTGAATGCGTACTTGACTACCTACCGAAGCCCTTCGGACGCGGATGGCAGTGCACTCGACAACGCTGGAGCAAATACTCCAAGCCCACAATCCACGGCGCACCGGGCGGGACTTGGTGCCACTTTGAGATCTCGCCCGCTATGGCAGACTCTCCCGTCCTTGTCCGACAAGCCTTTCAAAGAGTGTTCGCCGAAATCCCCCAATAGCGCGCACCGATCCTCTATGGTCGAAGTACCGACGATAGGAGTGAAATTATGACCGAACCGAAAGTCTTCATCTACGAAGTAGGTAGATGCAATTTAGACAACGGACAAGAAATCCTTGTCCAGATCTTTCGCCATGAAGACACTCACAAAGTCATCCGCGCACAGATCGCCTTTCGCACTCTTGCGGGCGATAGCTGGGGCGTCCCTACAGAATTGAGTTTTGAAAAATGAGCTTCCTAACGATCAAAATTTTCGCATGGGTAACTTTAGGACTTGCGCCCTTTGTGCTCCTCTGGGACGCTTCTAAGCCGCCTGAGAGCATGTCTAGAGTAAGCCCCGTCACCGCTTACGCCACGATCCCACTAGGGACACTGCCAGTCGTAGTCACACCCCCCGTCACTACGCCGGCTACAGCTTGCGCGCAAGCTCTAAACCTTGCTTTGACAGTGGGCTGGCCTGCAACCGAGACACCTACGCTCCTACGCGTGCTTAAACGCGAGTCACTTTGCACAAGTGCCGCTTTTAATGCTCGAGACACCAATGGCGGATCCTACGGTCTTATGCAGATCAATGGATTCTGGTGCACCCCTTCGGCATACTGGCCCCAAGGATGGCTACAAGCAAAAGGAATCTTGACAGTGTGCGACGAACTATTTGATCCACGCATAAACCTCACCGCTGCTCTCGCAGTGTGGCATAATTCTAACTGGACACCTTGGAAC